GTCGCCATTTCTATCTATCTCAGAAAAAACGTGAAGAGGGTGACGGCCTGTGACCAGAAAGTTGAAGGTCGTCACCGAGCAGGACCAGGTCCAGGCCCCGAAAACGCTCAAGGATGCCGTTGACGTCTCCGAGCGGGCGCTTCTGGTGACGATCCGGGCGAAGATCGCGGCCGAGATCGATGGCGGGGTTCCTCCGCACACGCTCGCGCCGCTGACCCGGCAACTTCGGGACATCGACAAGGAGATCCGCGCTCTGGATCTGCGTGCCAAGGAGGAGGCTGACGAGGATGCCGCCTCCGCCGATGAAGAGTGGGACGAGACGGCTCTCTGAGATCGCTCGGCACGTCGTGGCACCCAAGGGCATCACTGCGACAGGGTGGCCGGCGGTCCGGGACAAATGCTCTCAGCTGGGGATCTCGTTCCGTGGGTGGCAGCACGCCACTGGCCGGGTGATTCTGGCGAAGCGTCCTGATGGTAAGTACGCCGCGACCGTGGGTGGGACGGGGCTGTCAATCCCACGCCAGGTCGGTAAGACGTTCCTGGTGGGTGCGATCGTGTTCGCGCTCTGCCTGATGCTGCCAAACCTGACGGTGATCTGGACTGCTCATCGGCTGCGGACGGCCGAAGAGACGTTCAAGAAGATGCAGTCGTTCGCGCGCCGCAAGAAGATCGCGCCGCATATCGTGAAGATCGTCCTCGGTTCCGGCGAGGAGGAGATCCGGTTCCGGAACGGTTCGCGGATCATGTTCGGCGCACGCGAGCGGGGCTTCGGCCGCGGCTTCGATGAAGTCGACGTCCTCATCTTCGATGAGGCGCAGATCCTCACCGACAACGCTCTCGACGACATGATCCCCGCGACGAACCAGTCGCGGCAGCCGACGGGCGCGCTGCTGCTCTTCATGGGCACGCCGCCGAAGCCGACGGATCCGGGGGAGGTGTTCTTTCGGATGCGAACCGAGGCGTTGACTGGCGATGATGATGACACCGGCTGGATCGAGTTCGGCGGCGATCCGGAGTTCAGGCCAACGCCAGCTCCCCTGCCGCTGACCGCGGCGGACTGGGCTCAGGTGGCCAAGGCGAACCCGTCCTACCCGGACGACACGCCCCGTGAGGCGATCCTGCGGATGCGGAAGAAGCTCGGCCCAGAGTCGTTCCTGCGGGAGGGTCTAGGGATCTGGGATGACCGCTCCGGCGTCGACGTCCTCCCAGGATGGAAGGGCGGGTTCCGTGACGAGGAGCCCCCACCTGTGCGAGCGATCGGACTGGGAGTCTCGCTCGACCTGGAGTGGGCATCCATAGGCGCCGCTGCACCTTGGCCAGACGACCCGGACGTGGTGAATGTCGGGGCGGTTGAACGTCGACGCGGGACTACCTGGCTGATCACCGAAGCCAAGCGCATCCAGGATGAGCATGGGTGCGCGGTCGTGATCGACGAGAAATGCCCGGACGCGTCACTCCCAGGGGCGCTCGAGGACGCGGGCGTCTCGGTGACAGTCGCAAAGTTGGGCGACTGCATTGAGGCGTGCTCGGAGTTGGTGAACCGCGTCAAAGACATGCGCGTCACCCATCAGCAGACCACTGAGCTCGATGATGCGATTCGCGCCGCAGCGTGGCGCATGGTGGGTGATCGAAAACTCTGGGGCCGCAAACAATCGACCGACGACATCTCGATGCTTGAGGCCGTGACGCTCGCCTCATGGAAGGCGTCCGCTGTGTACGACCCATTGCAATCCGTCTGGTGAGGGAGGTCTGATGCGCGACATCCTCACCACCGCTCTTGACGCGCTGGGATTATTGCTGGTCGCGGCCGGTGTCGCGGCGTTGACGTTCCAGTGGATCGGCTGGGCGTGCCTGGCCGTGGCGGGTGTGGTCGTGCTGGGCGGTTCGCTGTTCGCCGCGTCGCAGGGGCAACCGAAGCGCGGTGAGCATCGGTGAGCCTGTTCAAGCGGCGCGAGTTCTACGGCGTGACCGGCGCACAGGATTTGATCCCGGCGCGCTCGGACCGGACCGCGGGCACCGTGCTGGTGAACACCGAGACGGCGATGCGTCACTCCGCTGTGTGGGCGTGCCTGAGGTTGCGGGCCGATCTGGTGTCGACGATGCCGGTGGATGTGTTCCGCCGCGTGAACGACATCCAGATCGAGATGCCGAAGCCGCCGATCCTGGTCAACCCGGGCGGGGAGCGGGTCGATATCTGCGAGTGGATGTACTCCACGCAGGTGGACCTCGACCGCGCCGGCAACAACTTCGGCCTCATCACGGAACGCAACGCTGCCGGGTTGCCGAACCGGATCGACCTGCAGCCGTTGAACGAGTGCTCGGTGATCTCCAAGAACGGGCAGGTCAGCTACCGGATCGGCGGGAAGATCTATCCAGCCGAGCAGGTGTGGCACGAGCGCCAGTTCACCGTCGGCGGCTTCCCGCTGGGGCTGTCCCCGGTGGCGTATGCGGCGTGGTCGATCGGCCAGTACCAGAGCGCGCAGCAGTTCGCTCTCGACTGGTTCGGGACGGGCGGTGTCCCGAAGGGCCACCTGCAGAACACCGAACTCACCACGATGGACGCCGAGGCCGCAGCGGTCATCAAGTCCCGGTTTAAGGCGTCGGTCAGCAACAACGACGTGTTCGTGTCCGGTAAGGACTGGGAGTACTCCCCGTTCCAGGCCGAGGCTGTCGGCGCGGAGTGGCTGGAGGCGCAGAAGTACGGCATCGGCGACATCGCCCGCTTCTTCGGTGCCCCCGGTGACCTGATCGACGCGGCCGTGTCTACGGGGTCGATCACGTACGCGAACATCACGCAGCGGAACCTGCAGTTCCTGATCATGCATCTCGGCCCTGCGATCTACCGCCGTGAGCGGGCACTGTCGAAGCTGCTGCCTCAGCCGCGGTACGTGAAGCTCAACAGCAGCGTGCTGCTGCGCATGGACGACCTGACCCGTGCCGAGGTCGACAAGCTGAAGATCGAGGCCCGTGTCCTGGCTCCATCGGAGTCGCGTGAACACGACAACTTGCCGCCGTTCACCGAGGAACAACTTGCCGAGTTCGACCGGCTGTTCGGGCCACCGAAGGCCGCACCGTCAAGCACTCAGCCGACTGGAGTATCGCAATGACCGTAGCGATGGAACGCGCCGCCGAGGAGCGGAAAGCCGCTGCCGTGGCTCGCACTGCCGGCGCTGCGAAGGTCCACTACTACCGTTCCCGCCCTCCGCAGGGTGTCGAGTGGTCCGCCCCGGCGGGTGTGGCTCGGTCGCTGCCGTTTGCGGCGCAGATGCGCGCCAAGCTCGAGGAGCGCGACGGCCAGGAGCTGTACCACCTGAACGGCATCGCGTCGGTGACCGATACCCCGTACGACATGTACGACGACTTCGGCCCGTACGAGGAGATCGTCACCGCGTCCGCGTTCAGTGACACCCTGTCCGCTGACCCTGACGTGGCGTTCCTCGTGAACCACCGGGGCGTCACGATGGCGCGCACCACGAACAACACCCTGAAGCTCGCCCTCACCGGCGAGGGGTTGCAGTCGGATGCGTGGCTGAACCCGAAGCGGCAGGACGTGAAGGATCTGGTCATCGCGATCGAGGACCGCAACATCGACCAGATGTCGTTCGCGTTCATGCTCGAAGAGGGCTGGTGGAACGATGACTTCTCCCAGTTCAAGATCACCAAGCTCGACATCCATCGCGGTGACGTGTCGGCCGTGAATTACGGCGCGAACCCGTACACGTCGATCGCGGCCCGCTCGATGGAGATCCTCGACGACCTCGAGCACCTGCCCGCGGGTGCGAAGCGCGCTGCGCTCGCCCGCCTGGGCACCCAAGACTCGGCGCCAGTCACAGCGCCGCCGGCTCAGCCGGACCCTGCTGGCATGGATGTCTCGGCAGTGAATGCCTGGCTCCTCCAGCACTCGTAACACCCACCCCGGACTCGGCAGTCAGACCGAGACGGGCGCTCCGCTGCGAACCGGAAATCAGACCGGTGGCTGTCGGGTGCGAATGGAACCCCCACTACGCCCGAAAGGCACCAACCCCATGAAGTCATTCGATGAACTGATCCTGAGCGCCGAGGTGGCGCTGGATCAGGAGATCAAGCGGCGCGACAAGGCGCTCGCGACCGTGAAGATGATCCACGCCCGCGCGCAGCAGGAGGCCCGTACCGGCCTGACCGAGCACGAGTCCGGCGAGGTCAACTCGGCGATGGAGTCGCACGCGAACGCGGAGCGCGCCGTCGCGGAGGCCCGCACCAACGTGGCCCAGCTGAAGGAGGCGAAGGCCCGCGAGGACGCCAACGACCAGGCCCTCGCGCAGCGCACCGCGGACCCGAAGACCGAGGCCGTGAAGCCCTCCTACGACCGGGTTGCCCGGATCGGCTCCGAGGAGCGCACCTACCACCGGGGCAACACCCAGGGTGGAGGCTCGTTCGTCCGCGACGTCGTCAACCAGTACCTGTACCGGGACCTGGAGGCGGAGCAGCGGCTGCTGCGGCATATGCAGGAGGAGCGGGTCGAGCGTGGCCAGTACCTCCAGCGGGCTGCGGGTGACGCGAACACCGGGGCGTTCTCCGGTCTGGTCGTGCCGCAGTACCTGACGGAGATGTACGCCCCCGCGGTTGCGGCGCGTCGCCCGTTCGCGGACGCGATGACGAAGCTGCCACTGCCGGCGTCGGGCATGACCGTGAACATCTCGCGGATCACCACGGCGACTTCGACCGCGCTGCAGTCGTCGGAACTGGCTGCCGTGTCGGCGACCAGCATTGACGACACCCTGCTGACGGAGAACGTGCAGACCGCCGCCGGTCAGCAGTTGCTGTCGCGGCAGGCGCTCGACCGCGGTACGGGCATCGAGGACACCGTGATGATGGACCTGCAGCGCAGGTACGCCACCACGCTCGACTCGACGATCATCAACCAGGCCACCACCGGCCTGCTGGCGGTCGCCACCGACGTCGCCTACACCGACGCCACCCCGACCGGCGCAGAGCTGTACCCGAAACTCCTCGCTGCGGCTTCCGGCTCCGAGGCCGCGCTGCTCGGGCAGGCCAACCCCGATGTTGTGGTCATGCACTCGCGGCGCTGGTACTGGCTGTCTTCGCAGATGACCAGCACCTGGCCGTTCATCGCCAACCAGGGCATCCCGACCCAGGCCGGTGGCGTCAGTCTCGCCGAGCGGTATGGCTCCGGCTTCCGGGGCATCCTGCCGAACGGCATGGCGGTCATCACCGACAACAACATGCCGGTGAACCTCGGCGCGGGCACGAACGAGGACTCGGTTGTCGTGGCCCCGTCGGAGGAGTCCTTCCTGTGGGAGGACCCGAACGCGCCGCAGTTCATCCGGGCCGAGCAGCCCGCTGCGGCTCAGCTCGGTGTGCTCCTCGTTCTCTACGGCTACTTCGCGTACACGCTGCGGCGCTACTCGAACAGCCACCAGGAAGTCACGGGCACCGGCTTGGTCACGCCTCAGTTCTGACCTTCTGAATCCATGTCCCCACCTTCTAGTAAGGTGGGGACATGGAGAGGCGAACCTGCAACCGGTGTGGAGAATCGAAGGCGGAACCCGAATGGGCACCGTCACAGTGGCGCAAGGGTGGATGGTGCAGAGCGTGCTACCGCGAGTGGCATCGCCAGCGCTACATTCCGACCACTGGAGCCACGGACGACGAGCGCCAGTGCGTCGTGTGCGGTCGGATGTACCAACCGAAGAACCGCCGCCCCAGCACTTACTGTTCGCAGGACTGCAAGACGCGCGAACGCAAAGAGAGCGGCCAGCAACGCGACCAGCACCTGCGCCGAAAGTACGGCATTAACGCCGTTGATTATGACCGGATCCTTGCCGAGCAAGGCGGCGGATGCGCGCTCTGTGGCGTGAAACCAGAGGACCTCACGCAGGGCCGATACCGGACCTACCTGCATGTCGACCACTGCCACGAGACGGGTCGGGTTCGTGGGTTGCTGTGCCCTGAGCACAACCTGCTGCTGGGCCGATTCGGGGATTCCCCGGAGATGTTCCGAAAGATTCTTAAATACCTGGAGGCCGCTGCCTCCAAGTGAAATGGAGGCAGAGATATGGCCCAACGGGCTGATCTTCTCGCGGAGATCGACACCACGCTCGACGGCTCGGGTGACTACACCGGCGACTGGATCGATTCGAGTGAGATCTATTCGGTGCGGGTTCTCTACTCTGGCGTTGGTACGCAGGCTCTCATTCAGGAGTCGGCTAACCAGACCAACGTTCTGAGCACGTCCCTCCCAGTCGGGTTCGGCGAGGTGCCGATCACCGCACGATACTTCCGCTTCGCGGTCGACGGCGGTTCAGCTAACGCCACGCTTCGCGCAACGGTCCGAACGGTGGGATCGTAATGGCCATCTTCACGCTCACCGACGCCTACGTGGCCGTCAACGGTGTCGTGCTGTCCGACCACGCGAACCAGGTTCAAGTGGAGGACACCCGCGATACGGTCGACATCACCGCGTTCGGCGCCACTTCCAAGGCGGTCACGAAGGGTCTTGGTGACGCCAAGATCACCGTGACCTTCTTCCAGGACTTCGCCTCCGGCAAGGTCCACGCCACTCTGCAGCCGCTGATCGGTTCCACCACGGGTGTGACGATCGAGGTCCGCGCGACCTCGGGCGCCCGCTCCGCCACGAACCCGGCCGCACTGATGACCGGGCTGTTGATGAACTACAACATGCTGTCCGGTGGCGTGGGTGACGCCTCGTCCATCCAGGCAGAGTTCGTGAATTCATCGCAAAGTGGGATGACGTATCCCACTTCCTGATTGAAGGAAGAAGCAATGGCTACTCTCGACGCCACCCCGAACGGCGCACCGGATCAGGTGAACCTGAGTTCGGCGCAGACCGGAAACGGCCAGTCGACGAACGTCGCCGATCGTGGTGGCGCGAGGGGGCCTGCGCTGCTGAAGATCACGACGACGATCGGCGCTACCCCCACCTGCACGTACGCGATCGAAGGATCGCCGGACGGAACGGCCTGGTTCGCGATCCCGTACGCGGACTCGGCGACCCCAACCACCACCAGCGTCGCGACGTTCGTGATCACGACCGCGACCACCGTCTACAAGCTGCTGCAGGTCGACCAGCCGTGGCGGTATGTGCGGCTCACCTACAGCGCCAACACCAACGTGACCAACACCGCTGACGTTTGGACCTTCGCATGAGTGACGAGACCCCGTACCAGATCGCTCCGCAGGTGGCGGCGCTGCAGGCGGAGCGGGAGAACGCCGTGGCCTACGGCAACGAAACCCGCGTGGCGCAGATCGACCGTCAGCTCGCCGACCTCGGCGTGAAGGCGAAGGCCGCCGAGGAGCGCAAGGCTGCCTCCGATGACGCCAAGCAGGCCGCACCGAAGGGCCGCCGCAGCAAGGAGTCCGCGCAGACGACCGAGGGTTCAAGCGAAGCCTGACGCTCCGCTGAGAGGAGTGAGCCATGCCCGCTCCGACATTCAGCAACCTCACCGCGAATGGTGCATCCAGCGCCACCTCGTTCAACACGGCATCGGTCTCGCCGACGGGGAACCGCCTGATCCTGGTTTCGATCCACGCCTACATCTCCACCGGCTCGGCGCAGCCGTCGGCGCCGACGGTGACTGGCAACGGGATCACGTACACGCTGATCGGGTCGGGGCAGGACGTCGACAACGTAGGCACCGACCGGGCGACGATGTGGATCTACCGGGGTATGGCGGCGTCACCGTCTGCAGGTGCGATCTCGATCAGCTTCGGCGCGACGACGATGACCCGCTGTTTCTGGTCTGTCGACCAGTCGGATGCGAACGTCGACACGTCGGGAACGAATGGGTCGGGTGCGATCGTCACCGATCCGCCGGTCGGTGTCACGGTGGCCGCCGCAACGGGTACCGGCAACATCACTTACTCCCCGGTGATGACCTCTGGGAACTCGGCGTTCGCGGCGATTGCCCACCAGACGAACGAGCAAGTCACGCCGCGCGCTTCGTGGACCGAGCTGGCCGACACATTCCCGGTGACGCTCGGCAACATCGAGACCCAGTACCTCGCCGGCACCGACACTGCCGCATCCGGTACATGGACCACGTCGGCCCGCGGTGCCGGTATCGCGCTGGAGATCAAGGCCGCCGGAGCCACTTCTCAGAACCCGACCCCCGTGGTCATCAGTCAGTACACAGGTTTCTTCTAGAAAGTGAGCAGTCCATGGCCCGCTACACCTCGCAGCTCGAGTCATCGGCTGCTCTCGCGGTAGACACCGGCTTCGCCTGGCTCCGTCCCGTCGCGGGCGCGGGTTGCAAGTTGCGCCGCGTCACTCTCGGTGTCGTCGCCGGTGCCACCACCCCCACCTCCCAGCAGGTGGTCGTGGGCATCGTCCGCACCACCAATGCCGGCACCACGCCGGGTACGGCGATCGCGACGAACAAGATGGACCCGAACTCGCCGACGGCGTCATGCTCGCTGATTCCTTCGTATGCGACACCTCCCACCGTCGCTTCGGCGGACGCGATGCGGCTCGGCTTCAACTCGCAGAGTGGAGTGGACTATCCGTGGGAGCTTCTGGAGGAGTTCGTCGTGGGGGCGGGGACCACGGACGGGATCGCGTTCATCAACCGTGACAACGCCCTCCCCGCCTCGCACAAGTACGTCATCACCCTGGAATGGGAAGAGTGACGCTGCATAGCTAGGCCCGTCACTAATAGGCAGGGGTAGCGCATGTCTCGTCGGTGGCGTTACCCCCGTTCGCGTCGCGGAGCGTTCTACGGGATCATTCAGACCCAGGCTGCTCCTGCTGCCCCGTCCTTCATTCCGGCCTTCCAGGAGCCTTCTGGGCGCAACTCCCGGCCACGCATCACGCGCCGCGGGCGATACGCGGCCGTCACCCCGGCGACGGCCTTCATTCCCGCTGTCACTGAACCGGCAGCCCGGAACTCGCGCCCGCGGACAGTGCGCCGCGGCAAGTTCTACACGGTTCCACTCGTCGGCGTAGCGCCAGCGGCGGCACCGTGGATCCCGCCGGTTCTGGATCCCGCTCGGCGCACACCGGCACGTCCCACCCGGCGCGGCGAGTTCTTCACGATCCCCCTGGTCGGGGTCGCACCAGCCGCACCTGTTCCTCCGCCGCAGATGCTGCGCTCTCGCCCGCGGGCATTGTCGACCCGACGAGGTCACATCTGGTCGCCGCCACTCCCGCAGCAGACGTCGGCAACACCATGGGTCCCGTCGCTTGCGAGGACGCACCGCTCCCCGTCGTCACCGGTTCGCCGAGGTCGGTACCTGGCGGTTCCTTCGCAACGTTTCGATTGCCCGACTCGGATTGTCTCGCGCCGCACCCCGGTGCCGATGTGCCGAAGGGGCCGGACATGGATGCCGCCATGGCCCTACGTCCCACAGGTCCCGCCGACGGCGGGAACCGCGCACGCGGCGACCGGCGCCGCGCCTGCTGCTGCGGGCGCGTTCGTCGCCACGGCCAGCGCTGATGCAGCGACCTTCCTAACCGAGGCTGCGTACGCCGGCTCCATGACCGTCCCTACTGCGACAGGAGGATAGATGCCGTACGACATCGGCGACTCCGTCCCGATCGCCTGGGACGTGAAGGACTCGACGGGCGCGTTGGCGAACGCCACCACGGTGACGCTGACGGTTACACTCCCCGACGGCACCACCGCCACCCCCAGTGTCACGAACCCACCCACGTCGACCGGTCAATACCGCGTCACCTACGTCCCGACCCTCGAAGGTCGGTATGCATGGCGGGCGGTCACAACGAGCCCGAACACCGCCTACGAGGATGTGTTCGTGGTCCGGGGGGCAGTCTCGCCCGCGCTCCTATCGCTGGCCGACGCGAAGAGCCATTTGAACATCACGACCACCACCTACGACGACGAGCTCCGCGAATACATCGAGGCGGCGACGGAGATCGTCGAGTCCTATGTTGGTCCCGTCGTCTCACGCACTCACACGGCGAGGGTGTGTGGGTATCGGTACAAGATCCCGCTGCCGCACACGCAGGTCACCGCGGTCACGAACATCACCGTGATCCGCACCGGCACGACGCCGATCACCCTCACCGATCTGACGATTGACACTCCGGCAGGGGTCATCTCCTACAAGAATGGGATCGCGTTCCCCTATGGGGAGATGGACGTCACCTACACAGTTGGGCAGACGTCAGTGAAGGCGAACTGGACGCTCGCGGCGAAGATCATCGTGAAGCACAACTGGGACACCCAGTTGGGGAACCTGCCGAGCATCCAAGGTGATTCGCCTGGGTACGTGGTTTCCGGCTCCGGGTTCCTCGTCCCGTTCCGCGCTGTCTCGCTGCTGCAGACCGATCAGGTACCGGCAGGGTTCGCGTGACCACCAAGGTCGACGCAGTATGCCTCGCGCTCACCGCGCTTTGGCAATCAGCGCTCACCAACGTCCAGGTAGCCGACGGACCGCAGGCCAACAGCGACGCCGCGAACGACTGGCTGTTCGTCGGTGCCGACGGTGACGCACCGGATGAAGGCAACGAGGCCGCGGCGGTGGACCAGTCGTGGATGGCGTTCGCGAAGACGATGCAGGAAACCGCCGAGATCACATGTGCTGTCGTGTCCCGTAGCGGCGATACGGATATCCCAGCTCTGCGGGCACGCGCGTACACGATCCTCGCGTCAGCCGAGACGGCGCTGCGTGCCGACCCTCTCCTGGGTGGGCTGGTGATGCAGTCCTACATCTCGGCGCACCAGTACATGCCGGCCCAGACGACACAGGGCGCGAAGGCCCGCGTCGTGTTCACCGTCACCTACCAGGCCCAACTCTGAGCAGGAGAACACATGGCAACCCTCACCACTCAGTCCGTCACCAGGGCTGGGATCACTCCGTCGTTCGCTGCGGTGAACTCGGGCGGTGACGCCTGCGAATGCGGTGACGACATCTACCTGGAGTTCAAGAACACGAACGCCGCCACCTGCACGGTGACGTTGGCGATTCCCTCCGCCGCGTCGACGTACTCCAACGTCACCTATACCAACGTGGCCGTGACGATTCCTGCGACCACGGGAGACAAGCTGATCGGCCCGGTCTCGGCACTGTTCAAGGACCCGACGACGGGTCTCTGTACGATCACCTACTCGGGCACGTCGACCAACACGACCGTTGCCTGCTTCAAGCTGCAGGCGCCGTGATGAACACTTACCGCGCCCTCACTGCTGCTGCTGTCGCCGCCTTCGAGGACGGCGTGTTCGAGCGTGACTTCTCCCCGACGGAGGAGAGGGACTGGCTCGACTCCGGTGTCCTCGAGCTCGTGCCTCGTACCTACCGGGTCTTGTCGAGCAACTTCGCCGCGGGTGAGCAGGGGTCCGAGATCGAGGCCGCGTACCCGGTCGAGGTCGAGCAGGCACTGCTCCAGGGTGGCCACCTCGAGCGTGTCGAAGCACCCGCCGAGGAGGAAGACGCAGGCGAGGTGGACGACTCCGAAGACGAAGCTCCGCCGGCCGATGTCTGATCTGTCGATCACCGGCGCGGAGAAGTTCGAGAAGGTCGCCAAGGCGCTCAAGCAGGCCGGCGACAAGGAACTCCGCAAGGAGCTCTACTCGGCGATCAACCGGGCCACGAAGCCGATGCGCGCCGAGGCGAAGAAGTCTGCGGAGCGGAACCTTCCGAAGGCTGGCGGGTTGAACAAGCGGGTCGCTCAGGCGCGGTTCTCCACTCGTCGGCGTGCCGGCCGGAACCCGGGTGTGCAGATCGTCGCCAAGGGCATGGGCCAGTTGGCTCTGATGGATCGCGGTCGGGTGCGGCACCCGGTGTACGGGAACCGCAAGCGCTGGGTGAATCAGCCGATCCCTGACGCGGAGGGCTGGTTCACGCAGCCGATGGAAGAGGGCAAGCCGGTCGCACAGAAGGAGATCGTCCGCACCCTCGACGACGTGGCGAAGAAGATCGCCCGCAAGTACTGAAGCCAGCGGCCCCGTTTCCCTGACCGGACGGGGCCGCTGCCATGTCCAGGTCAGGAACACGGTCAGGAGAAGAAGCATGGCTGTCAAGCTCAAGGTCGTATACACCGATGGTCGCGAGGTGGAGGTTGTCGCCTCTCCTCGCGCGCAGGTGATGACGGAGAAGTACCTCGGGGGGTACGGCGAATCGCGGCAGGTCGAAGGCGGCTACTACCTCGCGTGGGCCTCGCTGCACAAGGCCGGCAAGGAGCCCGCCGATTACGAGACGTGGCTCGACACGATCGCCGACGTCGGCGAGGTGACCTCGGAGGTCACCCCTACCGTCCCGGCTCAGCCCGACGGTACCTCGTCCGACTGAGCCTCCAAACCGGCATCCCGTTCTCGGTCCTCGCGGATGAGGACTGGGAGACGCTGCGCACCTACGAAGAAGTGCTCGATGAGTTGAACGGCAAGGAGAAGCCTGCGGATGGTCGCCAGGCTCTCATCAACCAGGCTCAGAAGTTCGGGGGTTGATCGTGGCTGATTCGACGCTGTCATTCTCGATCCTCGCGAAGGACAATGCGTCCTCGACGATCACGAAGGTCGGGCAGCGGTTCGGCGCGCTGCATCTCTCGGTGGGGAAGGTCGCCAAGGGGATCGCCATGGTCGGTCCCGCTCTTGCGGGATTGGCTGTCGGTGCGGGCCTCAAGCAGTTCGTCGATGACGCCCGCGAATCGGCGAAGGTCGGGCGCCTCACCGAGCAGGTCATCAAGTCCACTGGTGGCGCCGCGAAGCTCACCGCCGATCAGGTGGGTGCGCTCGCGACCGCGATCAGCAACAAGACCGGCGCCGACGACGAGGCGATCCAGTCCGGGCAGAACCTGCTGCTGACGTTCACCAACATCCGCAACGGTGTTGGCAAGGGTAATGACATCTTCAACCAGGCGTCGCAGGCGATCACCGACATGACCGCTGCGATGAACGGCGGCGAGGTCACCGCCGATGGCATGAAGACCTCGAGCATCCAGCTGGGTAAGGCGTTGAACGACCCGGTGAAGGGTGTCACCGCACTGTCGAAGGTGGGCGTGTCGTTCACCGAGCAGCAGAAGAAGCAGATCAAGACCCTCGTCGACTCCGGTAAGACGATGCAGGCCCAGAAGATCATCCTGGGTGAGTTGTCGAAGGAGTTCGGCGGGGCCGCTGCCGCGGCTGCGGATCCGGTGACGAAGCTGAAGACGATCGTCGGTAATGCGAGCGAGGCGATCGGCGGGGCTCTACTGCCTATCGTCGACAAGGGCGCGACCATCCTGGGCAGGGTCATCCCCGCAGCGGTGAGCAAGGCGGGGATGGGCCTTCATGCCCTCGGTGAGGCGTTCAAGGGTGAGGGTGTCACCAGCACCGGGTTCGTCGGGGTCATGGAGCGGATCGGTGTCGTGGCCCGCTCGGTCTTCGACACCTTCCAAACCTCGGTCCTGCCGCGACTGAAGGAGTTCGGCGGGTTCATCACTGGGACGATCCTGCCGAAGCTGGGCGAGTTCGCCGGGTTCATCAAGAACCAGTTCGTCACCTACGTGATCCCCGCGGTCCAGAACCTCGTAGCAGTCTTCAAGCCGCTCGTGATCGAGGTGGGCACTGCTCTCGTCGGAGCCTTCAAGAAGATCGAGCCGCCCGTGGCGAGTCTGGGCACGACGATCGCCAAGGATGTCGGGCCGGCGCTGAAGAGCTTCACCGGGTTCCTGAAGGACAACGGCACCATCGTCCGGTCGGTAGCGGTCGGTGTCGGCGCGATCGTCGGCGCGATCCTGCTGTACAAGGGCGTGCTCGGCGTTGTGTCGATCGCGACGAAGGCGTTCGCGGCGGTGCAGGCCATTCTGAACGCGGTGCTGTCGGCGAACCCGATCGGCATCGTCGTCCTCGCGCTTGTCGGGCTGGCCGCTGGTTTGGTGTACGCCTACAAGCACAGCGAGAAGTTCCGCGACATCGTCAACAAGGTCTTCGGCGCGGTCCGTGACACCGCGGTGTCCGTGTTCAAGGCTGTTGTCGGCGCGGTGAAGACCGCGATCGACTGGGTGAAGGGGAACTGGCCGCTGCTGCTGGCCGTTCTGACCGGGCCTATCGGCCTCGCCGTCTTGGTGATCGCCAAGCACTGGGAGGCGATCAAGAGCGGCGCCCGTACCGCGATCGCGTTCGTGGTCGACAAGTTCCTCGGCTTCGTCGGCGCCATGATCTCCGGGGCCGCGAAGGCGTTCGGCTGGGTGCCTGGCCTGGGCCCGAAGCTGAAGACTGCGGCGGCGGAGTTCGCCAAGTTCCGCGACGCGGTCAACGCGAAACTCAGCGGCATCCAGGATCAGCAGATCAACTTCTCGATAAAGTACACCAACACCGGCGTGAACCTCTCCACCCCGTCCAGTGTCGGGCGCAGGGCTAGGGGTGGACCCGGCGGCCCGGTGAGCGGACCAGGCTCCACCACCTCAGACGGCGCCGGCCTGTATGCGTTGTCGAACAAGGAGTGGGTCATCAAGGCCGCGTCGTCGATGAAGTACGGCGATAGGGCGATGGCGTCGGTCAACGACGGCACCGCCGTGGTCATTCCTGGACTGGCTGCCGGCGGTAAGGCGGGTCTGGGTACTCGCCTCATCGCCGACAGCAGCGGTTTGGCGAAGTCGGTGAAGGCCGTAGTTGTCGCTGCCGCGTCATCGGCGGCGAAGGCGATAGCGAGGACCGGTGGCGGGCTGGCTGGGACGATGGCATTCGGCCGCTCACAGGCCGGAAAGCCCTACATCTGGGGCGCTGCCGGCCCCAACGGTTACGACTGCTCCGGTTTCGTCGGTGCCCTCATCAACTATGCGCGTGGGCGCAACCCGTACCGCAGGCTAGGTTCGACCGAGTCGATGCCGTGGTCTGATCTCGCATCCGGGACGGGCCGGTTCATGGTCGGCTGGTTCAAAGGCAACCCAGGCCACACGGCGGCGACGATCAACGGCGTCAACTTCGAGTCCCGCGGCGGACGGGGGGTTGTCGTCGGCTCCGCTGCGCGCGGCGCATACGACGGGCTGTTCAACCGCCGCGCCAAGGTGAGGGGGTTCGCCCAGGGAGGGAAGGTCGGTGATCTTCCGTTCGACCTGCTCGACCCGCGCGGGAAGGACTACCAGGGGCAGTTCCGTTTCCCGCAGTACAGGCAGGGCACTCCGTGGGTTCCGAATGATCAACTGGCCTACCTTCACCGGGGTGAGCAGGTCATCCCGGCTGGGGCGAACCGCGGAGCACTGCGGATCGAGATCGCAGCCGGCGACAGCAGCCCGTACACCGAGTTCCTCGTTCGGGAGCTCCGCAAGCACATCCGCGTCAACGGCGGCGACGTGCAGGAAGTGTTGGGTCGGCGGTGACGACGAAGGTCGAGATCCAGACCGCGCCCGGTGTGTGGCTGGATATCACTGACGACGTGTACCAGCGGGACTCGATCCAGATCTCGCGGGGCCGCAGTGATGAGCAGTCGCAGGCGGGTCCGCAGCGGATGACGTTCACCCTGGACAACCGCGCCGGCAGGTACAGTCCACGGAATCCTTTGTCGGACCTGTATGGGAAGATCGCACGCAACACCCCTGTCCGCTGCGTGTTGGACGGGGTGTACGGCCGCTTCTACGGCGAGGTGTCGTCGTGGCCCCCGAAGTGGGATCCGTCGCATTCCGACAACTATGTCCCGGTCGAGGCGTACGGGGTCCTGCGGAGGTTGGGTCAGGGTCAGCCTCCGGTGTCGAATGCCTTGCGGGACTGGATCCTGCAGCAGTCGACACTATGGGCGTACTACCCGCTGTCGGGTGGTGAGGGCACGACGTACAGCCAGAACATCGCCCCCGGTAAGACGGGTTCGTTCCGTGGCGCGAACGGGCCGGTCTTCTCCTACGGCGTCGACATGGGCGCGGCGTGGCTCGGGACCGGGATGGAACTGAACTCGACCGAGACGACGAGTTGGATGGAAGGTGGCGGCAACGCCGCCGGGTCGAACGCCGCATTCGACTTCGTGTTCCAATCCCCGGCGCTCGGTGTGCTGGACGTGCAGTTGTGGCCGACGCTTGACAGTTACTGGAACCTGCGGTTGAACACCTCGGCCGATGCGGGGACGCTGCAGGTGTCGTACTACGACGACAACATCGGCTTGTGGACCGACGGCGCCTCCGGCCTGATCCCCGCGTTGCAGGACACCAATCTGCACACGTGCAGGTTCGAGCTGCAAAACAACGGCCAGACATACGTCGTATACATCGACGGCGCGGGTACGGTCACCAACGGGAACGGTTCCATCCCGTTCCTGACCAACATCCCGATGTTCCGGTTCAAGTACGACCGGTTCACGGGCCAGACGGTCATGAACATGGCCCACCTGGCCTTGTGGGCTGACAACACGTGGGCCAATATGCCCACCGCCGCCGCGTACCATGATGCCGCGTTCGCGTACTCGGGTGAGGATGCGGTCAACCGTCTTACCCGGATCGCCACCGACGCCGACCTCCTGTTCAGCGCCAACGCTTCGGATCCGAACGAGGCGGCGATCATGGGGCCGCAGTTCACGGAGACGAGGTTGGCGCAGTTCCGTGACGTCGAGACAACCGACATGGGGCTCCTCTACGAGGACACCGTCACCTCGGCGCTGGAGTACAAGTCCCGGTCGTCGCTGTACAACCTGACCCCGGCGTTCACCCTGGACTATTCGGCGGGGCACGTGTCGCCCCCGCTGGAGCCGGTGGACGACGACCAAACCACCCGCAACGACGTGACCGCGACGAGACGGGACGGCGGCTCGGCGAGGTTCACGGTCGACGAGGGTCCGCTGTCCACCCTGGATCCGCCTGACGGGGTGGGTAGGTATGACACCGAGGTCACGGTGAACGTGCAGACCGACGGGATGTTGGACGGTGTCGCGGCGTGGGTCGCGAACCTCGGCACCCTGGACAAGGCCAGGTGGCCTTCGGTGACGGTGAACCTCGCCAACCCGAGGGTCTCGTCCACGCTGAGGACTCAGATCATCGGCGCGCAGATCGGCGACTGGTTCGTCATCAAGAACATGAGGCAGGCGTACGTCTATGACGACGTGTCCCTGATCATCATCGGCTACTCGGAGACGATCGAGCAGTTCCAGCACATCATCACGTTCGTCTGCATGCCCGCTGACCCGTACACGGTCGCCATTTACGACACGGCGAGGTATGACGCGGACGGCTCCACCCTCACCTCCAATGTCACCTCCACGGCCACGTCCCTGTCGGCGACGAACACGACGACGGTCTGGACGACTGACGCGACGATGTTTCCGTTCGACATCCGTGTCGGTGGTGAGCGGATGACCGTCACCAACATCACCGGGTCGAGCTCTCCGCAGACGATGACCGTCACCCGATCTGTCAACGGCGTCGTGAAGGCGCAGACAGCGGGGACCGAGATCGCCCTATGGGACACCCCCAGATATGCACTCTGAGGAGAACTGATGGTCCAAGCAGCCGGCGACAAGATCCTCGCCCCCGGATTGCCGAATGTGCAGATGTTCACTTCCAGTGGCTCGTGGACGAAACCGTCAGGTCTGCGGGCGGTGATGGTGGAGTGCATCGGTGGCGGTGGGGCGGGTGGCGGTGGGGCCAACCCGGGCGGCTCGGGACACTCCAAGGGCGGCGGCGGTGGTGGTGGTGGGTACGTCCGCAAGCTCTACCAGGCATCCGACCTCGGCTCGTCCACCTCATTCACGGTGGGTGCGGGTGGCACTGGCGTGTCCGGTGCCAGCGGCAACAACGGCACCGCCACCACCTGGCTGACCCTCACCGCAGGCGGTGGAAATGGCGGTACCACGTCGACCAGCACGGCGTCTTTCGGCGCTGCGCCGGGCGGTGGCGGCACTGCCAGCGGTGGAGACTTCAACTGCGGCGGTGGGGCAGGGTCTATCGGCTGGGGTGACGGCAGCCTGGCCGCCTCGGGCAGCGGTGGCTGTAGTGCCTTCGGTGGCGGCGGTGTGGGCAAGGTCGGGGCCTCCGCCAACTCGTCCAGTGCAGGCGCTCCGGGCAATGCCCCAGGTGGCGGGGGCTCCGGCGGCCTATCCAACGCGACGTCCGGTGTAGCTGTTGCCGGCGGCAATGGCGCAGCCGGCGCGATCGTCGTGACAACGTATTTCTGAGATAGGAGATCCGATATGCCGTGGTCCGCACCTTCAGCCCAGCCGCCCTCACAGGCTGGTTACGCCGCCTACTTCATGTCGACACTGCCGGACAGTGTGGGCGGTGGCGGCCCGTTCACCATCAAGGTCATCGCGGACTGGGAGGTCATCGGCGCTACGCAAGCGGAGTGGGACGCCGTGTTCCAGTCGGTCGTGGACACCCTCGACTCCTCGGCGGGATTCAACTTCTTGCACGCGGAGAAGCAGGGTGCCACCACCTGGACACTCACCCCGAGCCCGTAGGAGGTGACGGGTGGGGAAGAAACCCACCCAGGAGGAACGGATCGCCGACCTCGAGCGGCGCCTTGCCGCACTCGACGCCGAGCATGAGGAACGGATCGCGGCGATCGAGGCGGCGTGCAGGGCATTCGCCGTGGTGTTCGCGATTCCCAGAATCACTCCTGGGGACGAGGGCTAGTTGAACTGGGGAGGTGCCTGTGCCTGATGAGCCCACGAACTGGGAACTCAAACGCAACTATGAGAGTCTGCGGGCCGACATGCGCGAGGGCTTCAACCAGGTCAATACCCGCCTCGACAAGATGCCCAGCTCGGAAGTGTTCACCGCTCTCCTGGGTGAGCTCCAGCGCCGCGTCCTCGACGTCGAGCAGGACGTTGCGAATGACCAGCAGAACCGCAAGTCTGATCGGCGCCTCGTCGCAGGGGCCATCCTCGCCGGAGTCGTGTCGCTCGTGACGCAGTTCGTGACGAGCCTGCTGGCAGCCAAGGGGGCCGGATGAGAAGGCGTCCCATTCGGCGAATCTGGTGGCTCTATTTCCTTGGCTTCACAACCCTGGTCGCGTTGCTGGTGTGGACGCAGACCTCGATCCAGTCGCTCGGCGACGACCTGAAACAGAGCCAGGCCGACAACGCCGCCCTCGCTGCCCAGGTCCGCGCTCTCGGCGGGAAGCCGGTAGCCGAAGGTAAGCCCGGTGCGCGCGGCGACCAAGGCCCTCCAGGTCCGCAAGGTCCACCTGGCCCACAAGGCGCCCCCGGTCCAGTAGGGAAGCCGGGACTGATGGGTGTGGCCGGCCAAACCCCCGCATGCCTGCTCGCGCCTACCCAGTGTGTCGGTCCGAAAGGAGCCACCGGCAACCAAGGCGAGACTGGCCCCCAAGGACCGCAGGGCGATACCGGCGCTACAGGTCCGCAGGGCGATCAAGGCGTCCCTGGGGTAGACGGCAAGGACGGTGCCGATGGCAAGGACGGAACTGACGGTGCGCCGGGTGCTGATGGCCGCGGCATCACCAAGGTCGAGTGCCAGCAGGACGGTACTTGGCTCATCACCTACACCGACGCGACCACCAGCACGACAGAAGGACCGTGCCGAGTGATCCCACCCATAGGAACGGGGAGTTGAACCATGTGGTATCCAGGTGCGGTCAAGAAGGAGATCCGCCCCGGCGAGAACGACCCGATGATCGTCCCGATCGGTGTCATCCTGCACACCGACGCCGGCAACTCGGCATCGCTGTTCAACTACTTCAACGGACCGAGCGGCGGGATCGAATCCCACTTCCACATCCCGAAGGTGAATCCGGTCGAGCAGTACCGCGACACCGGCTACGAGGCGGACGCGAACCTGAAGGCGAACAGCTTCTGGGTCAACGGCATCCGCTTCGGCTTCCTATCGGTCGAGACCCAGGGTTACGCCACCGATCCGTGGAACGACTACCAGCTCGCGGAGATCAAGAAGCTGATCCTGTGGGCGCGCTCGGTCCATAAGGACATCCAGCTGCGGGTATGCCCGGGACCGTTCTCGGCGGGGATCGGCTACCACGTGATGTTCGGTGCCCCGGGTCCGTGGACGCCAGTGGCTAAGGTCTGCCCCGGTCCTCTCAGGGTCAAGCAGTTTGAAGACATTCTGGTCCCCTGGTTCAAGAACCCCGTCTCACCACTGGAGAGCGATATGAGCGCTGAAGATGTCAAGGCCATCAACGACTACACGGCCGCGGTATCGACTCAGATCCAGAAGCACATCGACCAGCTGATCGACGACATCGGCCGGAGTGCTGCGGCTGCGACGATGGCGCTGCTGAACACGGACGAGCTCGCCGCGAAGATCGTGGCGAGTCTCCCGTCCGGGGCGGTGGACCAGGCCACCGTCGAGGCCGGTGTCCGTGCAGTCCTCAAGGCGGGCACAGACCCGTCCGCCTGATGGCGTTGTACGAGTACGAAACGTGGAGCGGTATCAAGCAAAGCATCGAAGCCGACCACGTCGTCTTCAAACCTGGCCACGTTCTCTTCTTGAGCGCCGACTCCCAACTGGTGCTGGCGGAACGGAACCCGAACGTCAACCACCTGAGACAGGTATCCCCAGAGGTAGGTGGACTGTGAAGTACGCAAAAGCTATCTACGGTGCCGGGATTGGCTTCATCGCTCCCGGTGCTGCCGTGCTGGTGACGGAACTGGCCGGCGACGGCATTCAAGGCTCGGACTGGCTGAAGGCTGGTCTTGTCTGCATCGTGTCCGCTGCTGCTGTCGGTGGTGGTGTTGCGCTCGCTCCGAAGAACGCCGACTGACATGCCCCGCTGGGTGTGGGTCGCTGTCGGTCTCGCCGCGGTGTTGCTGATCCTATGGCTGCTGGGGATCCGGTTCGGCCTGTCCGTGAGCGGCGGCTGACAAGCGCGGCCTCGTCACCTCATCCCCGTGGGTGGCGAGGTCGCCCCAGATATGGCGCAGCCCCCGGTTTCCACGCCGGGGGCTGCGTTTCTTGCGTACCGGGGCCACAAGGCCATGAGGACCCGGTAGATCGTTACCCGGTCGCCAGTCTCAGTGTGACGATCACCGCTCCTGCCAGCCATGACCACAGCAGGATCTGTCCCATGCCAGCCCAGCGCCAGCGTCTGACGTTCCGGGGTTGGAGCGTCCAGGGGAAGATCATGGCGAAGGCGAGCAGGGGCCAGAGAGCGAACACGAGGAGCAACGCGGATTCCGGCACCAAGAACCAGACAGTGGTGACTAGTGCTGCGCCGACCAACATGGTGATGGTGTTCTCGCGGCCCGCGGTCGCGGTCATTCCTCGTCCAGCCAGTGCAGTCTGCCGTCCCCGGTGGCGTGGTGACCTACATGGCGGTCGTTGAGGACGCACGCACCCCCGGTCCTGTGGGTTTCCCCGCAGGCTGTGGAGCGGACCTGCGCCTCCAGCGCGTCAGCGATCCGCCGCAACTCGATGAGGAAGTCGGCTGGGGTGATGTCTTTCAGTTGGTCGTTCAGCCACTCGACACCGGGCTCACTCATGGCTTCCATTCCTCCCGATAATCGGCTCTGTCGGCATACGGCCATGCGAGCAGGCGCAGCGTCTCGCAGACGAAGGTGCCGTCCGGGAAGCAGTCTCTGCCGTAGTCCTCGTGGGTTTCTGGCGACATGTTGGTCCAGAAGCAAAGCTCACTGCTTGGCATGTGCAGTTCGAGGATCTTCCGGTCGGCCGCGACCCGGGCCAGCACCGAAGCGGGGTCATGAGCGACGATGTGGGCTCCGATCTCCTCACTGATGCCGCCTCCGTATGCCCCGCAGGCGACATAGCCGCCACGCTCAGCCCCCACCACGTCATCGGCACCCATGTTCCATTCCTGGCCCGGATACTGCTCGGCGGCTGCCTTAGCTAGCCGCTCTTCCTCATCCCAGATCTCGGTGAGCCATGCTGCCAGGTCAACAGTCTGTGTCTCAGCAGCCATGAGAGCAGCCACCTAGGTAGCGATGGTTCTCCCAGTGGTCGAGCGCCGCCTTGTATTCCTCCAGCGTCTCTGGCTCAGTAAATGCGCCGCAGTTGGCTTCGCAGCCGACGGTCGGCCGCTCGTCATCCAGCTTGCTATCGTTCACTCGTCGAACTCCTTCTCAGTTCGGCTCGCGCCGCCACCTCGTTCACGCGGGGTGGCGGCTCTTTTGCTGTTTGGCAGCGTACCTCTACAAACGGCTTGCGATCACGCCCGCCCAGTAGGCGCAGCCGTTACCGTGACCGGTGCCCGCAGTAGCCCATGGGTGGACGCCGTCCTGCAGGTAGTACGACAGTGCCCGACCGCGCCCGACAGCGCTGGTGAGTGCGGGGGTCCAGCCGATGACGTTCGGGCTCGAGGCGTAGATCGCGGCGTTCACCTGACCCGAGTTGCGGATGTCGCTCGCGAGGTAGGCAGGACGACCTACGTAGGTGTCCACCCAGTACAGCTTCGAGCCGGTCTCGGACATCCACCTCGCGGCGCGGGAGACCTGAGCGGGAGCGGCGAACGGGTTGAAGACGTCGTTCGTACCGGCGGCCATCACCACCACCGGGGGCAGGGACAGCTGGTTCATGAGCAGGTCCGTCAGTTGCTTGGTGTTCGCGCCTGACTGAGCGGCGACAGCCAGCGTCTTGCCTTTGGCGGCCAGCGCGGTCCTGAGTGCCGGGTAGCACCGTGCGGTGATGGAGTCCCCGACGATCAGGACGTCCGCGGACTTGCCCGATGTGACGGAGTTGCCGGTGATGCCACCCCAGTAGCCGGAGCCGTAGTTGACGCGGACAGGTACAGCGTCGTACTGGCTGCCGGCGTCGGCGGTGAGTACGCCGCACCATGCCGCCACCAAGACGGCGACGGCGAGCAGCTTGAAGCGGGTCGTGACGTTCATTGCGGATCCTCTCGCCGCTCCACTGCCGCTCCAGATTGTGCAGGTTCCTTTCGGAACCGCCTGCGGAGTGGCGTTCTGAGCGTGAAATCGTGGGATTTGGCTGGGTGCCCCTGCGATCTGTCACTTTCCTGGCGTGGAAGTAAGAACCGCAGGTCAGGGGCTCTTATGGGTCCAATGTAGCACAAAACGGGTTCATTCGGGAATACCTGAGTCCGCCTGAGGTGGTTCCTCCTGCCGCTCCACTGCCGCTCCAAGAGCGTCACGCGCCTGGTCGAACCGTGCATCCGTCGGGTGGATGTACCGCTCCGTCGAACGCAGCGACTTGTGACCCATCAGGGCACCGATCTGATTCGGTGCGACGTTCTTCTCCGCCAGCCACGACCCGTAGGTGTGGCGCAGGTCGTGCGGTGTCGGCTGAGGATCCGGCAGTTTCGCCCGCAGCAGTGCCGGCGCCCATACGCTGACGTGCCAGTGCTCGTACCACAACCGGCCACCAGAGTCCGCCGTGAACACCCATCTCTCGTCGGGAGCAGGGATCACGCGGGACAGTTTGACGACGAGATCGTCCGTCAACGGCACCAATCTCACACCGGAAGGTGTCTTCGGCTTCTTCTCGTCGCCCTTGCGGGGAAGTACCTTCACGATCTGGATCCTCTTCCGTAGTAGATCGACACGGAATCTCCGCAACCCCGCAGCCTCCTGCCACCTCAGTCCGCAGTACAACAGCATCTCCACGAACAACCGGTCCCTATCGGCGAACTGCTCGAGCAGCTGCGCTGCCTCTTTCCTGGTGAGTATCCGGTCAACGTGCGGTTCTGGTGGGGTAGCGACCACGTCGGCGGTCGGGTCGGCGGTCAACAGCTTGTGCTTCGCTGCGGCGCGCAGCATCTGCCCAAGCAACCGGAGCGAGCCGTTGACCGTCGGCAACCCAACCCCCTTATGTTCCAAATCACTGACCCACGCCTCGACGTCCCACGACTGGATCGCCGCGATCGGCCACGTCCCGAACTTCGGTTCGATGTGGTTCCGCCACCACCCGTCAGTGCGGCGCTGGGTGGCGATCTCGACCCTGCGGGTCTCCTCCCACTTGTCCCGCCATGCGGCGAGGGTCATCTTCCCGGCATGCGGATTCACCCACTCGCCGCGACGGATCTTGGCCTCCTCGTCCGCGGCCCACGTCTCCACGACCTTCTTCAGCGGGTCGGACTTGGAGAACCGCTCCCCTGAAGGGTGGCGGATCGTGGCCTGCCACATCCCTTTCGGCTTCTCGCTCGCCGGCAACTCTCCCGCGCGTTGCCGGCGCTTCTGCTCAGGAGTGAGGAGTCTGCGGACGTGCGCCATCACGCACCCCTCAGTTGTCGGCGCGTGCTCCTTCGGTGGCGAGGATCGCCAGCATCCTCCGCGCCCCAGGTGAGAGTTTCGGCCAGGCCGCGATCACAGCCTCCAGGTCGGGGTCTTGAATGGGTTGCGGGTCCATACCTTTCAGGATCCGCTCCACCGACCCATCCCGCCACCTCAAGGCGCGCTCCAATGTCGCCAGGGTGGCGGGGTCGTACGACGACTTCCGGTTGTGCTCGATGTTGTCCAGTGTCGAGGTCGACAGACCTGACCTCGCCGACAGTTGGGCGATGCTGTAGCCGAGGGAGGCGCGCTGAGTGATCGCGAGCTCCGCGAGCCTGTCCCATCGCCTCTGCACAGAGGTGACAGTGCCCACCCGCGAGTCCAGCGGGCACCATCCCACACCTCCGATCGGGAATCGTGGGGAAATCCCTACCCACGATCAGCCACACTTGCGACAGCATGAAGAGCGGTAGCGGTACCACAGCTAGGGCAGTGGGGTAACGGAGCCACCATTAACGGGCGGCGGCGTTCCCCGATGGTCATCCCCGCTTCGTACCCCTCCTTGTAGGCGGCGTCGTACGTGTCGGCCTCACCTCTTTCCCGGCCGACGTTGTAGATCTCGTCGGCCGCGAGGTTCTTCTCCTCCAGCTTGCGGTGCTGTTCCTCCAGTCTCTTGAAGCAGATCAGGATCACCCCCGCGATGAACAACGCGATCCCCACTCTGACGGGATCGAACTCTTCGATGCTTCCCCAGACGATGCACACCACCCCCAAGCTCCCCATGAGTGATCCGGCAAATCCCAGCTTGGTTGGTTTTCTCACCACGTAATCCCTTCCGAACAGGCTGATCCATGTCGGTCCCCCCCACGGTCTAGACCGCGGTACAGAACGTCTATCCCTGCCGGACCCCAAAAGGTTACGGAAACTTTGCGTTACAGTTGCGTCACAATCCGTGTGTTGAGTTGTCATGAGTCTTCGCGGTGAGACCACCGCACCACACCTCCTGGCTGGTTGCCCGTTCGCCGCAGGGGGGGCATCCCGGATTGGTCATCGAACAAGTCGAGCGTGACCCGAATGAGATCAGGGTCGGCACCGGAGCTGTAGATCCGCTTCTTGTCGCCGGTCCCGATATAGATGAGCCAGTCAGCCGGCAAGTGGAGTTTGCCGCCGAGCGCCCGCAGCATCGTGTCGCTGACCTCATCCTCAGCCTTGATGCGCTTGATCGTCGGCAGGCTGGGGCGGCCAGGCGAGGCGCCGAGCGCTCTGGTCGACACGCCTTGGCGGGCGATCTCTTCAGTGACGAATCGCGCGATGCGGGCGCGGCCGTGTCTGTCGATCATGTAGAGGATCATGGCAGACCTTCCCGGGTCATTCCGGTTCATTCGGGTTCATACGAGAGACGGTAACCCGTAGGGGCACGATCCCGCAATAGCCCGTTTGAACCCAGTTGATACCAAAAAAGTCTCACTTGAGCCTTGCGCTCAGTCGGACACGCGGCGTAATGTCTGCGTCGTGAACTCAAATGAGCCCACTTGGACCCACCCCGGTCAGGTGCTGAAGGAAGGGCCGAAGCCCTACAAGCTTCCCTGCCTCCCACGCCTCGCCGTTGCATTCGTGATCTTCGCGGGCCTACTGACAGGACTGGTGACCCGGTGACGAAACCCAAAGAGATGACCGCCGAGAAGCGCCTCCTGACCGTCCGCGAGGCCGCCGCAGTCCTCGGCTTCAGCACCCCGAACCCCGTGTACAAGCTGATCGCGGACGGCGAGCTGCCCGCGGTGAACCTCCCGATCCGCGGCGGCACCCGCATCGACGAGAAGGATCTCGACGTTTTCATCGAGCGGCGCAAGCGCGTCGCCTAAGACACCGGGCGGGCGTCGGTCGAGTCCTCCCCCCGGACTCCCGGCGTCCGCCCGGCTTCCAACTTCACAGCACCACAGAAACAAGCGGCCCCTGACTCGCCGCCGACCAAGGACAGACGAGTAGGGGCCACCTACTACAAGGGGAGATGTTAGCAATGATCGCACTCAAGATCCTCGGGATCTGGTTCTTCATCAGCTTCTTCGTGTTCCTGCCGCTCTGGATCGCCGCTCACGGTGGCCTGCGGGGTGAACAGTGATGAGGCGCAACACTGCAGCAGACGTGATGCTGGAACTCGCCCCCATGCTGACGCCCGGTCTGCCTGAGCCGCTCGCGGTCAACATCCGCTGGGACTACGACGACCCCGAGAAGGTCTGGGGCGACTCGCGCTGGTGGGGAGAGGTCCACGCCTCTGCCGCCGACTTTGCCGCGTGGCTGGTTGCGTTCGGCATCGACTCGGATGCCACTACGACCCGCGAGCGCAAGGACGGCTGGGTCGAGCGCTCCGCCACCAAGGGCGCGATCCGCGTGTTCTGCCTGGAAGCGAGCGAGTCATGACCGGGGGCATGGGCGAGGTCGCAGGCGTGTACGCGGTCCACTCATTCTCGGAAGGCATGACCCGCCTCGCCACCCTGTTCTCCAGCCACCCCGAACTAAGGGGGCTGCAGGCAACGGTTGACCAGCTGGGCCACGTCGACATCATCGCGATGGCCGAACCGGGCGTGCTTCACGACTGGATCCACGCCCTGCCGGCTGCTCGCCGCGAGAAAGGGCTGTTCACCCTGCACTCCGGTCCTGCGTACGAAGAGGTGCTCCGTGTCGACAACCTGACGGTCCACGTCCGACCCAGGAGCGACCCCCATGAATCCCGCGGCGCCAACCGGCCCGCGGATACCCCGAGAGGAGGTGACCGCGATGCGCAAGGGATGGGACTGGTGACGAATAAGCCCCTTGCTGGGGGCAAGGGCACACCGGAACTGTGCAAGTACTGCGGAGAGATCGACGGCCACACCGCTCAATGCCCGGTCGTGTCATGACCATCATGACCGGCCGCCTACGCCGCCACGTCGACGTCTCCCAGGTCTCCGGCATCGGTGACGTGGCCGAGTTCTGTGAGTTCAGCGACGGCACCGTAGCCGTCCACTGGTTCGGCGAACACCCATCCACGGCTGTGTGGACAGACATCCGCGACGTCGAAGCGGTCCACGGCCACGGTGGTTTGACGGAGATCGTATTCGATGCCCTCAGCAAGGAGCAGTCATGACTTCCGCAACCAAGCGCCAGATCAGATCTCGCTTCAAGGCGGCCCGTGAAGGCAAGCAGGTGGAACCGCCTGGGGTTCTGGCCGGCGAACTCGTCAAGCTGCTGAAGGTCGCAGCCCGTGACAACCCCGGCGAGTGGTCGCCCGCCTATGCGGAATTCGTGATCAACCACTTCGCTGACAGGTACGTCGAACTCTGCCGTATTGCCCCTATCCCGGTAGGGGGCAAGCGATGAGCGGACTCCTGTGGTTCTTCGTGGGGTGGTTCTTCTTGATGGCAGTTATGAATGTCGCTCAGGTCGGGAAGGCCCGTAAGCCACTTAGGGCGGCCGTTGCTGCGGGTGTCGTGGTCATCGATGCGTTGATCATCGCCGCCATCTTCTACTTCGGTTGGGGGCTGTCATGAGGTGGCTCGGCTACGCCTGGGACGCAGCGGCCTGGTTCTTCCTGCTCTCGGTCGCCTCCGCTGGCCTGATCCAACTGGTCCGCAAGTGTCGCGCTAGGGGTAGGCGCAAGTTCAGGGATGAGCCGTTGGCTCGCGTGCTTGCTCTGCGCCCCAATGCCAACCACGAACACGAGATGGATGCCCTATGACCGACACCGTCACCCTCACGCTGCCTGATGAGGTCAAGAAGTACGCCGACTCTGCTTGGGCCGCGATCGCCGAGCATGCCCGCGCCAAGGGTTACGAGTGGATCGCTCAGTCCATCGAGGAGCAGGTAAAGCCAGCAATCGAGGAGCCGACCGAGTTTGGCTCGATCGTACGCGCTCGGCACCCCACTGACCCGGACGGTGTTGCTGCCGAGTTGTGGCAGATGTCTCCGACGCATGGTCAGCACTACTGGCAGTCGGAGTCCGAGCAGCTCGCGGTTTGGTCTGAACTCCGTGGCCCCGAGGTGCTACGTGTCGGCATAGGGGAGCAGCCGCTTGCTGCGTGGGAGTTGAACCTGCTGGACGGTCAGGCCTTGAGGGGCATCGAGGATGTCGTTGCCCGCGGCATCAGGGTGCTGGAGGGCTTCCGCGATCAGGCGATCACCGCTGAACGCAAGGACGCCTACCAGAACGCGATCAACGTCCTGCGGGAGATCAAGTGATCCGGGCCATCGGCTACCTCATCAGCGAAGCCCTGTGGGCCGTCGTCCACCGCTTCCTCGACCCGTACGCCACCTGGGACGACGAACCCAACCCGGACGCTGACGCAGACGCACGCATCCGGTGGATCAACGACCACCGCCCGGGTGGTGCTGCGTGACCGAACCGAACCTGACCGACGTGCAGCGGGTGGCCCGCGCCACCTGCGCCGAACTGCACGCACGGGCACGCACCGCTGGCTTCCTCGTCCGCGATCAGCACGACCCCGGCCAGTACCACGCCAGGTCGGTGTGGCCCATCGTCTTCGCCCTGCTCGCAACCGGACTGGTGGAGGTGAAGCAGTGACCACCGTCATCCACTTGGCGATCAGCAGGGACAACCTCATCACCTCCAACATGCGTCTCCACTGGGCCGAGAAGGCCCGCAAAACCAGGGTGATCCGGGAGATGGCTCACGTGATGTGCAAGCACCCAAAGCGTCCACACCTGCCGGCTGCGACCTGTGACGTGGTGGTGAAGTGGCCCGACAGGCGGCGGCGTGACGCCGAGTCGATCGCACCCACCGCCAAAGCGGCAATCGACGGGTGCGTGGACGCGGAACTGCTCACCGACGACTCCGACCGGTACCTGAAGAAGGTGTCGTACAGCAACTCCGACGAGACCCATAACACCCCAGGTGTCGCTTGCTACGTAACGCTCACATTCACACCCACGGGGGACTGGTGACGAAGAACTCAACCATGCGCGAGGTGGAGAAGCTCGAGGCCGCAATGGAGGCCTACCCTCCGGTGATTCAGTGGCGGCTCGACCCTGTTCGCAAGGTCCAGGTGGCCTGGTATGTGGACGACCCGTACAGGGACGGTGCGCACAACGGCGCGAAGACGCACTGCAAGCGGAAGCATCCGTTCGACGAGGACAACACGCTCATCACCACTACCGGGCACAGGCAGTGCCGCACCTGCACGAACGAGACGCGGAAGCCGCTGACGCCCGAACAGAAGCAGCGGGCGCTAGAACTCAAGAAACAACGACGCCAGGAAGCACGGGTGGCCTGATGGCGAAGCAGTTCGCGCTCGACTACATCGACGTCGCGGAGCGGATCGTGGAGTTCCGCACCAAGCATCCTGATGGGTCACTGCAGCAGCAGGCGCTCGACTTCAAGGAGGTCGCCGGCGGCTGGTGGGTCGTCTACACCGCCGCCGCGTACCGGTCCCCTGACGACCCGCGACCGGGCATAGGGACCGCATGGGAGCCCGTTCCCGGCAAGACGAACTTCACCCGCGACAGCGAACTCCAGAACGCCGAGACGGCCGCCTGGGGTCGTGCGATCGTCGCTGCTCTCGCTGCCGACACCAAGCGCGGGATCGCCTCCGCTGAAGAGGTGCGCAACCGGCAGGACGACCCCGTGGTGGTGGCGAAGATCGCGGTGAAGAACGCGTGGGAGGCGTCCCGTGGTGAGTTTGACCGCGAACTCGTGGAGTCGCACTTCCAGGACTGGTCGCAGGGTCAGTTCCTCAACAATGTCGGCGCTTCCCGACTGAGGGAATACGCCGACTGGCTACGCGCCCACCCCGAGATGACTGAAGAGGATGCCGGGGAGGTGCTTCAGGGATGAGCGCCGAGTTGGTGGATCCGTTCGCCACCCAAGGCGCCATGACGCAGCAGCGCTACGAAGATCTGAAGGAGACGGCGAAGGCGCGCTTCCTTGAGGACAAGTCCTACATGCCAAGCCGCTTCTGGCACATGTTCGCTGCTCTGGGTGCGCGGGCACGCGGTGGCGATGAGTTCGCTGCGGAGGTTCTGGAGGAAGTAGCTCTGGCCAATGCAGGCGACGACTACGACCCGAATGGGGGTGTGTGATGCGCAGTGTTGGTTCCGTGATTGATCAGATGTCGGATCGTCTTAGGCGGCGCTTCTGGAGCTATGTGGCGATCGAATCTGAGGGTGAGTGCTGGGTATGGCAAGGCGTCTTGCAGAAGAACGGCTACGCGCGATTCCGGGTTAACGACAAGCACAAGTGCGCCCATCGTGTCGCCTACGAGATCAATGTTGGCCCAGTCCCAGAGGATCTCGTACTCGACCACCTGTGCCGCAACCGCGCTTGCGTTAATCCCTCCCATCTGGAGCCAGTCACGCCGCGCGAGAACACCCGTCGCGGCCTTGGGCCGGCAGCAGACAACGCCGCGAAGACGCATTGCCCGCAGGAGCATCCGTACGACGACGAGAACACCTACATCCAGCCAAAGACGGGCTACCGCTACTGCCGCACCTGCCAGAGCGCCCAATCCGCCGCTAGCAGGGCCAGATCGAAGGCGAAGCGACAGGCCCAGACCGGGACCGAGGCAGACAACCAGCTCGCCACCCAGACCCTGCGCAGCCTCGTTCAGGACGCGATGGAGGCCGCGTCATGACCCGCGTCCTTGTCACTGGCTCCCGCGACTGGGTGGACAAAGGGCGGATCTGGCACGAGTTGGATCAGCTCTGGGATCTCGCGTCTGGTCGGCTCACGCTCGTCCACGGTGACTGTCCGACAGGGGCTGACGCATTCGCAGACGCTTGGGGTGATTCCCGGCATGGCGTCAAGGTCGAGCGCTACCCGGCCAACTGGAAGAAGTATGGCAAGGCGGCGGGCTTCCGCAGGAACGCCGAGATGGTCGCTGCCGGTGCGGATATCTGCTTCGCCTTCATCCGCAACCAAAGCAAAGGCGCAACCCACACGGCCAACCTCGCCGAGAAGGCAGGCATCCGGGTATGGAGGTTCCTCTCATGAGCCTTCGCTGCGGCTGTTCCGCTGAGGGTGACGAGATCGTGTTCGGCCCGGTCCACGAATGCAGCAAGAACCCCGACCTGCGGTACACGAAGCGTTCCCTGCCCCCATTGGTGCCTAGCTGGGCGTTCGTCGTACCCGCTGAGCGGCCCTACGAGACGACGCTGGATGAAGACGAGAGAGGTGGCAACTGATGGCCCGAGGCAAGTACGCATCCAAGGCGGCCGTGAAGAAGGTCGCGGACGAGCGAGACGCGCAGGCTGCCTCCTACCAGCACCACATCCGCAGGCTGACCGCCGAGAACGCCGAACTGAAGCAGAAACTCGCGGACCAGCAGGCCGATCACGCCAAGACGGTCCGCGTCCTGAAGGCCGAACGGGATGAAGGTCTGTCCCCGCAGGTGAAGGTGCTCCAGCAAGAGAACGAGCGCATGAAGGAGCGCGTCAATAAGGCCGAGCGTGAGTTCCAATACATCAAGAAGATCTGGAACGCGACCGCTCGGGACATGATTCGCTACCTGGAATCCCTGGGCCTGTCTCCATTGGACGCAAGGGAGATGTTCCTCAATTTCGGTTCCGACGTGCCTGACAAGTCTGGTGAGACGGGTCCGATGACCATTGTCGAAGAGCCTTCGTTGCGGAAGTTGAACAAGAAGATGCCGGGTGCTGCGAAGGCGATTCAACGTGCCCGAGGCGAAAGGTCATGAAGATCAAGCATCGCGTCCCCGCTCATCTGCTGCCAGCGTCAGATCCGGTCACTCCCGAGTATCAAGCTGAGGTTGACCGAAGCACAGCCAAGGCCGAGGCTGCCTACCGCCGCGCCGAGCAGCGCCTAGAGCGCGAGGAAGCCCGCCTAGAGCGAGCGCGTGGTAAGGCCAAGACCAAGAGGCAGCTTCACGACGTGAAGGTCTTGGAAGCCCTTGTGGAGCTTCGCAGGACCGAACTCCAGAAGCTTCACATGATGATGGTCGCCTCGCCTGCGTCGTCGCAGCATCGCGGAACTCATGCCGGTCACAGGCATATTCCATCACCGGGAGTGTTCTGATGACTAGCGTCCTTGATCAGCTGCAGACGATCTCCCGCGACCTCGACAACGCCATCCGCGACCTGTCCCGCCTCGAGCAGCAGGCCGCCGAAGCCGAGTCCGCGTACCGGGTAGCGAAAGCGCAAGCCTTCCTCACTGCCGAGGGTGCTGTGCAGACCCGCGAACACACCGCCGTCCTGTCCACCCAGCGGCAGTTGATCGAACGCGACAAGACCGCCGCTCTCGTCCGCGTACAGCGCGAGTACATCCGCGCCTTGCATGCCCGCATCGACGTGGGCCGAACCATCGTCGCCACCGAACGCACCCTCGCGGGGGTGTCGATATGACGCCCCACTACACCGACGAGTCGGTGACGCTGTACCACGGCAAGTGCGAGGACATACTGCGTGAGATGCCCGACAACAGCGTTGATGCTGTGGTCACTGATCCGCCGTACGGGCTGGAGTTCATGGGCAAGAGTTGGGACCGCCTCGGCGATGTTGGGCAGGCGTCTCACCAGGGATTCGCCGATAAGCCGGGGTTCAAGGGGTTCCGTCTTGCATCGTACTCAGCATCTGCGAACCTCAAGTGCCAGCGATGCGACCGGTGGAAGTTCGACCACGTCGGGCGGAAGTGCGAATGTGGCCCCGCTGCGGTTTGGCCCAATGTGCGGGCCGTAGAGGGCCGACGAATGCAGGACTGGCACCAAGCGTGGGCTGCCGAGTGTCTGCGCGTCCTCAAGCCTGGCGGACACCTGCTCGCGTTCGGCGGTTCCCGCACCTGGCACCGGCTCGCGGCCGCGGTCGAGGACGCTGGGTTCGAGATCCGCGACAGCATCGCGTGGCTGTACGGCTCCGGGTTCCCGAAGTCGCTCGACGTGTCCAAGGCGATCGACAAGCGCCCAGGCGTCACCCGTCACGCTGAGTTTGCGGCGCACCTCGCCGCCCGTCGGGAAGCAGCTGGGTTGTCCCGCGCCGACGTGTCCGAGCGAGTCGTCGGCACCCGCACTGATGCGTGCTGGAACTGGGAGCATCACCAATTCCCCGAGGCGAAGTGGTGGCCCGCGCTCCGCGAACTCCTCGACCTAGACGAAGCGACATGGGGGCCTGTCATCGCGGAAGCCGAGCGACAGAAGGTGGGCGAGCGAGCGACAGGAATCGGCACCGGCAAGGGGGCCGTACCGATCATGGGCGATGGGAACCGCGACATCACCACGAGCGCCACCGAAGCCGCCCAGCAGTGGCAGGGATGGGGCACCGCGCTAAAGCCCGCGTTCGAGCCAATCGTCGTCGCCCGCAAACCCCTCGCCGGCACAGTCGCCGCGAACGTGCTGGAACACGGCACCGGGGCACTCAACATCGACGGCTGTCGCGTGGCGCATGGCCGGGATGTCGACCTGGCCCGCGAGCAGCGTCAGCGAAGCGACACGGCAGGTTTCGGCGGAGGCGGGATGAAGGCGGGGCATGTCCAGCCGTTATACGCCGCCGCTGGCCGCTGGCCGACGAACGTCGTACTAGATGAGTCGCAGGCCGCCGACCTCGACAAACAGAGCAACGGCGCGGGCGCTGCACGGCAGGCCATTAGACGAGCTGATAAAAGCGGCATGTGGGGGCTTCCAGGCGACGGACAACGGTATGGCGACGAGGGTGGCGCGTCCCGGTTCTTCCCAACGTTCCGATACGAAGCCAAAGCACCGACCGCCGAACGGCCACGCGACGGCGAGACCGCACACCCCACCGTGAAGCCGCTCGACCTGATGCGGTGGCTCGTACGGCTCGTCACCCCACCAGGCGGCACAGTCCTCGAGCCGTTCGCCGGCAGCGGCACCACCGCCGAAGCGTGCGTTATTGAGGGGTTCAAGTGCATCGCGATCGAGCGGGAAGCCGACTACCTGCCCCTGATCGTTGCTCGCCTCACCAAGCCCATCCAGATCGGGCTGGACTTCGGGGAGGCGGGATGAGCCCCAAGGCCACCAGGGCGGTGACGGAAGCCGCCAGAAGGATCGTGCGGCAACGCGACGGACACCGCTGCCAGATGTGCGGCCGGTCGATCGTGGACTTCCCCAGCAGCATCCACCACCGCATCAACCGCGGCAGCGGAGGAACCGCGAAACTCGAACGCCCCTCACTGCTGATCCGCATGTGCGGGACCGGCACCACTTTCTGTCATGGCTGGGTTACGAACGAGCCACGCCAGGCAGGGAAGTGGGGCTGGCTGCTGCCCAAGAACAACCCCGACATCAACCCTGAGCAGGAGCGCATCCTGCTGTACGACGGCTGGCACATCCTCACCGACGACGGTTCCCGTCACCCTCTCATCGAGGGGGCCGCATGAGGAGCGGTGGGCTGTTCGCCGGGTATGGCGGCCTCGACATGGCGGTGGCCGGCGTCGGAGGGGTTTCGGCCGCCACTGTCGGAGGTTTTGCTTCCGACACCGATGCCCTCCTACAGCAGCAGGAATGCGGAGGAGTGGAGAGCGCAGAGGCCCGCGGGGAACGGCGCGGAGAGGGCAGTGGTGGGCGATCTGCGGATCGTGGTCGAGGAGTTGTTGCCTGGGGTCAGTACGAACCCGCAATCCGACGATGGGAACACATCCTCGGACGAGTAGCACCCGCGCCTACGGAACTCAGCTCGAAGGGTACGCAACGCCTCTCGCCGCGGTTCGTCGAGTTCTTGATGGGCCTCCCTGCAGGCCATGTCACCGCCGTCCCTGGCGTGAACCGCAACGCCCAGTTGAAGGCCCTAGGCAACGGCGTAGTGCCGCAGCAGGCCATCGTCGCGTTGCGCCACATGTACGCCGCGGAACGCCGGGAGGTCGCGTGATCAACCCCAACGCCGGCCGCGCCTCCGTACTGCGTGCCAACTCCCGATCCCTTCCACTCGCAGACGACTCGGTGGATCTCGTGGTTACCTCACCGCCGTACTTCGCGCTTCGGAGCTACACCGACAACGGCGTTCACTACACCGGCCAGATCGGCGACGAACCGACCCCGGCCGCGTTCGTGGATTCGCTGCTCGAGGTCACCCGTGAGTGTGTGCGGGTGCTGAAACCGTCCGGGTCGCTGTGGGTCAACCTCGGCGACAAATACGCGGGTAGCCGGATGGACGGCTCATCGGGGCATGGAACATGGGCACACAAGCAAACCCAGAAGACGAACCGCATGGCGCTCATGCAAGCGTCTACAGGCTATGACTCCGCTGCATCGTCGGGCATCGTACCTACCAAGTCGCTGATCGGCATCCCGTGGCGGTACGCGATCCGCTGCATCGACGAGCTCGGCCTGATCCTGCGCGCCGAGATCATCTGGTCGAAGCCGAACGGGCTACCCGAGTCCGTCACCGACCGGGTACGCCGCAGCCACGAGCAGTGGTTCCACTTCACGCTGAACCCGCGGTACTACAGCGCAGTCGACGAGATCCGCGAACCAAACTCGGCACATTGGGAGCGGTACAGCGGCCGGAAGGGCGGCGTAAAGAGCGACCCGAGTCGGAATGATGCGGTCACCCTGAACATGGCCGAAGCGAATCCGTTGGGGAAGCTGCCGGGGTCGGTGTGGGAGATCCCGACCGAACCTGGCGATTCCATCGTTCGCTCAGTTCTGTCGGCCGTCGCGGCTGACGCACTCACCATTGATGAAGGAGAGCGGATCCTATGGGCAGCACACGAGAGTCATTCATGGCTCACGTCCTCGTCACCGATGCCTGCTGGGAATGGCAAGGGTGGCGCGACAACCGCGGATACGGCAAGGCCACAGCAGTCGACAGTCGCGGAAAGGACTGGGCACACCGAGTCGCTTACGCCCTCTTCGTCGGCCCCATCCCAGACGGACTCACTCTCGATCATCTCTGCCGGAACACCAGCTGCGTCCGACCCGACCACCTCGAACCCGTCACGCGCGCCGAGAACATCCGACGCGCGTGGCCAGAACGGACCTACTGCCCCGCAGGACACAGCTTGGCCGATGCATACGCCGACAAGACCCGCCACGGCAAACCCCGGAAGAAGTGCCGGACCTGCCAGCTCGAACGAGGCAGACGCAGGCGACAGCGTGTGGGTGGTGCCGACCGAACCACTCAAGGTGCCGGCTGAACTGGGTATCGACCACTTCGCGGCATTTCCTACGGAGTTCCCGCGTCGCATCATCCAAGGCTGGTCACCGGCTGGCGTGTGTACGGCGTGCGGCGAAGGTAGGCGACCCGTCGCAACGAAGGCCGCGCACGGCGAGAAATTGAAGCGCAATCTGCGACACATCCCTGGATACGCGGATCCAGGGGGAGAAGGTCAGCGCGACGTTCGCTACGAGATCACTGGTTACGCCTGCGCGTGTCCCGAACCGACCGCACCCACCACGCCCGCTGTCGTGCTCGACCCGTTCGGCGGGACTGGTACGACCGCGCTCGTCGCGAAGGCGCTCGGCAGGCACGGCATCAGCGTCGACATGTCCGCGGACTACTGCCGGCTCGCTGACTGGCGCACCAATGACCCCGACCAGCTCGCGAAGGCGATGCGCGTCGACAAGCCGATCAAGCAGGCCGAGGGCCAACTGTCGATGCTCGACTTGCTCGAAGACGGTGGTGCGGCATGACCGACCCCAATGCGTTCCCCGGCCGCCGGCTCGAGGAAGCACGCAAGCTGCAACGCGCGAAACGCCTAGCCGACCCCCTGTACCTCGAGCTGCTGCGGGAACGGTTCGGCACCTCGGTGTGGTGGACCGACAAGCCACCCAGCCTGACCGACAGGCGCATCCAGCAACTCCTGGATAGACGCGGCAACCAAGACGATGAGGAGGCGAGCTGATGCCATGGGCGAACCTAGACGATCAGATGCCGAAGCATCCCAAGAACGTCAAGCTGACTGACGCCGCCTTCAGGCTCCAGGTGTCGGGGATCTGCTACTGCGCCCAGTACCTGACCGATGGCCTCATCGAGAAGGACGCGGTGCCGCTGCTGGTGCCGCGATTCAAGAAGGCGGCGCTCGACGAGTTACTCGGCATTCCGCTCTGGATCGACCGCGGCGACCACTACGAGATCAGGCACTACCTGCAATGGAACCGGACCCGCGAGTCGGTGCTGTCGGAGCGCGACAGGAAGGCCAAGGCCGGCAGGAAGGGAGCAGAGAAACGATGGGGAAACGGATAACAGGAGCTATGGCATTTGCTATAGCAGGAGCTATAGCACGCCGCATCGGAGCTTCCGATGGCCAAGCCAAGCCACTTAAGTACGTGCCTTGCTGGCGTGGTCTTTCATGCCTCGTTCTCATGTCATTCATGCGCGGCCAGCTACGCGCGTACGCCCGCGAGAGCGGCCGGTTGAGCGCCCATGAATGACCAGAAATTCACACCAGAACACGCCAAACACCTGACGCCGTTGATCGAGTCGCTGCGTCCCGACTGGCAGCGGCCGGGGATCGCCGACGCGATCTGGAAAGCACGCGACAAGGGCACGGCGCTTGAGGTGTGCATCGCCGCCATCAAGGCGTGCGTCCTGTCGAACCGCACCCCCGGTGTCATCCCGCTCGACGGCCCGCATTGGAACGAGACCGTCCACGCACCTACCCGCCGGCCAGGGACCGCGGACAAGGCTCAGCATTGTTCGGCCTGCGGCATCGTTCACACCGCGCTGTCGCCGTGCTCGCCACCCGACCAGCGTTCACACGGCCGCGGCGCTGCAGCTGCACGTGCTGCTCTCGTTGAAGCTCTTGCCGCCACCCCCTACACCGAACAGGAGACAACCAAGTGAGCGAGACGCCGAACCGCCCCGTGGCAACCGGGCCGAAGCCTGAGAACCCCTACTGCATGCGCTGTAGCCGCCACCTCGGTAAGTCGTTCCACGAGACGAACGAGCACAACGAAGCGGCGTCTCGCGAGCAATTGAGGATCGAGTTCACGGAGATCGTCGGGAGATTGTCTGATGACTGACGACCGCGAGGTGTTCAAGGTACGCAGGGACGCCGGGTTGGCTAAGCGTCACGAGACCCGAGAAGCACGAGCCATCCGCCGGCAAGTGGCCGAAGAGATCGCAGCCGCCATTGAGCGCAGCGAAGACGACGCGCGTCGTCTGGGGCAGCAATGCCAACTCCAAGGCGACAAAGCCGGCGAACTTGAATGCAGCCACCTCGCCACGGGCTACATGCGCAGCGCCGAGCTTGCCCGTGAGATCGGCTCCAAGGAGGCGACATGAGCGAGGCGAGTCGACCATCAGGCAGCGCCTATGGGACAGGAGCACCCTCGTACCAAAGCACGGCCCTCCAGAGGGCGGCACTTGAGGGACGCCTCAAGGTCGCGATCTCCATCAGGGATCAACGTCGGGCGATGGGTGACGCGAAGCGGGCTGACCGCTGGGCCGCGATCTGCGATGAACTGCTGGATCGACTGCTGGAGGTGCGTGGCCTGTGAACACGCCATGTAGCGTCGAATGGTGCGACCGACCTGTAGTCGAGGGCCACGTCTGCGTCAGATGCTCTGACAGGCTCCAGGTTGCCCTAGGGGACGTCACCGCACTCTGGGCCGAGTTGGACACCGTCCTCACCCGCCAGGCCCGCTACAGCGAAGCTGAGGGGCGCGGAGGCTCAGAGAAGGCGCTCCCGTTCAACGCCAACGCCTCCGAGATCGGCTGGGTACTCAGGAACACCCTCACGACGTGGTGCCGCCTCATCGCTGAAGAACGGGGCAGCGTACTACCCACCGCCGACAATCCGCCCGCGGTTGCTGGCTGGTTGCTCCACCATGTCGAATGGCTGAGGCATCACAAGGCCGGCGCGGAGGCGGTCGAGGAGATCACCTCAGCCGTCAATGCAGTTCGCAAAGCCGTGGACCGGCCAGCTGAACGGATCTACGCAGGCCCCTGCGCCGATTGCGGTGGAGACATGTACGGCAAGCCCGACGCCGCCTCGGTGGAGTGCCGACCCTGCGGCCTCAGTTACGACGTGGCAGAGATGCGGGACTGGATGAGAGCCCAGGTGTACGGGCGCCTCGTCACCGCACGAGAGGGCGTTGTGCTGCTGTCCAGGTTCGGGCTGCCGGTGTCGCAGAAGACCGTGGAGAAGTGGCACCTGCGCAAGCGGGTCACCGATCACGGGCACGACACGGCAGGTAAGCGGCTCTACCTGTTCGATGACCTGGTGGCACTGGCTGCCGCGAGCACACCAACCGAGAGGGCATCATGAGGTATTCACCCCCACCATATGCGGATATAGCGAAGATCGTCAGGGCAAACCCGACTAGATATGCACCCCTAGTGGCCGCTAGGTACGGAGTGGCTGTCAGGACGGCTCAGCGCTGGGTGAATGAGGGTCGCAAGCGGGGTCTGATTCCACCCAACGAAGGTCACCCGTGTCCGACGTGTGGTGGTACTGGCCTTCGGAAGTACGGACCAGGCAGGCAGGGTGGACACGCCGAGAGACCGCTAGCGTGACTTGCCACTCTGCGTCTCCTATCCTGTTGCCAGACTGGCAGCAGTGTTGGTAGACGTCAGTCGCAAATGCTGCTCACCATCCCCGTGACCGGTGAGCGTTATAGGTCAGGTTTGACTGGTCCTCGTGCGAGCATCCGGGTTAATCACCGGATGACGGCCTCCAAGCATCGCACTCATCGCAGTCGGCAGATCCCCAGCTTGATCGCTGGGGATCTGCAATCCAGAACCGTCAGTTCACCCCCTGTGACTGACGGTTCTGTTGTGTCACAATCTCGACAAGGGGGAACCGATCAGACACCGCGCGTCGTCCAACCCCCCGACCAATCAGCAACAGGGGGAACAATGGCGATGACAGACAGGCTCACCGCGAAAGCGCGAGGACGACTCGAAGCACAGGTGGGGCCGAATGAGCAGATCCTGCACTCGGCCACCGTCGGCCCAGTCGGCATGGTGCTCACCAGCCAGCGACTCATGCTGGCGCCGTACGTCCAGACCACAGCACCAGATCTGAACCTGCCACTGTCCGCCATTCAGGACGTGGCATGGCAGAAGGGCCTACTCGGCAGCCAGGGCAAGCTGACGATCCGCACCTCCACCCAGACCCTCGAGTACAAGACCCCGAACAAGCAAGGCGAGCCGGCCGCCATCAAGATCAGGCGGGCCATCGCCAACCGGTGACACATAGGTGGTGGGAACCGTGCCGAAGCCTGGCTCCACCACTGCCCGCGGTTACGGCGGACAGCACAAAGCTATCCGCCGTGCCATGCAAGCCACTGTCGACGCAGGCCGTGCCATCTGCTCCCTCTGCGCTCAACCCATCACCCCAGGGCAACCCTGGGATGCCGATCACACCGACGATCGCACCGGGTATCGCGGGCCAGCGCACCAGCACTGCAACCGCCGAGCAGGCGGCATCAAAGGCCGACGATCAGCGAAATCACGCCGACCACGCCGCTGGACCCTCTGACGGTTTTTAACTGCATGGTCTGGCGAC